TTCAAGCCTGTCCTCACTTGTTTCCCCAGCAGAGTCCTTTCTTATCAAGGCAACGTCTTTAGCTGACTCTCTATTGATATTGGCAACTCTAATGACGCCAGCGTGCGTAGCCAAATCGGTCTTCTCCAACGCCGCCATATAGTCTTTGTCGGCGGCAAGAGCTTTTGCCTTATCAATTTGCGCGGTTGTAGCGTCTCCGGCTTTAAGCTTTTCAAACTCTTTGCTGGCTTTGTACTGATCCGTAAAAGCTTTTGCAACCGCCGGGGCCACTGCTGCGTTTGCTTCTGCGTTTGCCAAAGTAGTGGCTGAAGCAGCTGCGGCCTTTACAGGTGCAAGCGTGGTTTCAACGCCGGCAGCGGCTATGCCTTGCGCAACAAGCAGTCGCGCTTCTGCCGCTGGCACACCGGCTTTAATTAACTCGTCAAACTTGGCAGCTTGTGCTTTTGCTGCGGCCGCTATGGTATCGGGGTTTTGGTTGTAAGCTGTTTCGGCACGGGCGTAATCGCGATTACGGTTGCGATTGATTTCGTCCAGTCGCAAAGTCTTTTCAGACTCTGCGTCCAGCATCTGTTTCTTCAGGTCCAGATCGGCCTGCTTCTTCATCTCCATCTGTGCGCCTTCGCCGTAGCCAGCCGCGGCTCCGCCCAAAACGCCAGAGATCAATCCTGCAAAACTAGCCATATCAGGCTCCCATCTCGGGGATGTTTTCGTTGCTGAACTGGCTCAACATCTGGGCCATCTTTTCAGGCGCAACGCCAAACTTCTCAAGGATCGTGGAGATCATGACCTCCATACCACCAGCGATGTCAGAGTTGGTTGGTTTTTCCAGTCCGCTGTCGCGCAGGAAGTCCACTGCTTCCATCATCAGCTTGATTCCGGCCGGGATGATTATGTCCGGAGGCATCGTCGCGTTCGACTCCTTGAACATGAGGAGCATCAAGCCGGCAATGCCTTTGCCGAGACGCTGGTCCAAGGGACCCGGCTTCTGGATTTCCTGAAGCATGGCCCGGTGGCTTTCTTTGGAGAACATGATCTTCATGCCTGCAATGACCACGCGGTCATAAGCCTCTTGCAATTTAGGCGGTATCTTGATGTTGTCAGAAACCGCTTTGGTTGTGATCTCGTCGCCTTCAGGGCGGCCCATTTTGTCTTGGATAATGCCTGTTGCCATTTTGTGCTCCTTATGCTGAACGGGGTTGCATAGCTCCGGCTACGAGGCCGGGTGGTTGCGCAACAACCGCGTTGGGGTTGATCTTGAATCCGGCGTTGACGCTACCATAGCCAGCGTTCAAATTGGCACGCCTCATCTTCTCTCTGTCCACGGTAGCTTGAACCTCCAAAGCCTTTGCGTTGGCGTATCCAGTGTTGGCTTTTATTTGCTCGAGCTCGGCCTCAGACCTGCCACTCAGCCAGTCAGCCAGTCCGCCAACAGCCTTAGAGGCAACATAAGCGCCGGTCGGGTTGGTCTTCAGCATGTCCATGGCACCGGAGCCCGCGGTCATGGCAGCATCCCCGAATCTGCCCTGTTTAAGGAGGTCCAAGGCTCCGGGCTTGGTGGCCGGCAAACCCACTGGTCCACCGCCCGGCGGTTTGAGCCCCATCCCCGTCCCCGGCCCCTGTAGGGAGTAGTCGGCTTGCAGCGCAGGGGGCGCAACACCGGCGGCAGGCGCCGCCTCAGTACCGGCGGCCAAAGCGACGGTTGGCTTGAGTAGATTACCGGGCTCGGTAATACTGAGCGGGCTAAGAGGCCCCTCGACGCCACCACCACCACCCTTAACAATATCCGCGGCCACGCTATTGATGTCCGCATTGACAGCAGCTGCTGCAGATCCGCTTTGTGGACCCGTGTAGCTTGTATCTCGCATCATAGCGTCAGAGATCTTGCCCTCACCAAGGCCAATAGATGCGTCAAGGGCCTTAGAGTCAAAGAGCCCAAAATTGCTGGCCAAAGAACCTATGCCGCCCGCGATGCCGGCGACCATGCCGATCTGGGACAGGGTCTTGTTTCCGGTGATGTTGCCGACTAGGCTTAGAGCGCTCCCCACAAACTGGAGGCCCGACAGCAAAGTTAAGCCGTTTGCTGCAATAGCTGCGCCCGAGGTATACATCGAGAATATCGAAATGGCCGCGCTAAGCGGGTCTCTCTTCTCACCGTAGGCTGCTCCGCCCGTGGGGTCACCAATCGGGTGGTCAGTCGACATTGCCCGGGTTTGCGTCCGGGTTAGATAGAATTTCTTAATCATATTTTCCTCTCAAATGGTAGGCTGCCAAGCAGGTAGTACTCAACGTCCCCGTTTATCCAAGTGGGCTTAAACCCGATTCGTTTCACAAACTTTTTTTGATCTACTCGCTCGTGAAATACGCGAGTGGTCAAAAAGCCATGTCTCTCAAACACCGGCTCAAGGAAAGCCCTGACCGAGTCACGCATGCTGGCCCTTGGCTGCCAGTCAGGTGCAAGAGCAATGTGCACTTCAGTCCCTTTGGCCACCATGGTCCAGACAAGACGTCCTTCAAATTCAAACTGAAGAACTTCCCAGTCAGCAAAGTAGTCAAGGATCTGGTACCTCGACAACGCAGTGCCCTTGCGAACCGAGGAGATGATCGGTTCAAGAAGGGCCTCTCGATTCATGACCAATCAAGCAGATCTTTAAGGCCAGTGATGCCAGAAGTTTTGCTAAGAATCTCAAGCGAATTCTGCAAATAAAGTTTCTGCATGTTGACGGCCGCCTGCTTTGGCGATACCTTGTTCCCGTCCTTGCCGACTACCCCGTCTTCTGCTTTTGCGCTGAGGTCTGGGTTGGCCATGAGGTCGGCGATGTTCTTGGACACTTGCTGGAAGACGTCGTTTGCGCTGGCCGATGCCTGTATCTGGTTTTTGTAAGCGGCCTCTGTTGCAGCCAAGGTCGCGCGGGTAGACGCGTCGATGTTCTGCAGTTCGATCTTTGTCTGAGCGTCGGCGTTCGACAGGGCGAACTTCATCGACTGGTCCATCATGTTCTGGACAGTGCTGTTGAGAGCGGTGGCGTATTGCTTGGAGACGTCGGTCTGGTTGGCAGCCGTGACTTGGGCGGCCTGATTCTGGGCTGCCGCATTGGCCGCCGCCGCTTGATTGGTCGCGCCGGCCGTGAACTGTGCGGCCTGATTGGCCGCGGCTGCGTTGGCCGCGGATGTCTGGCTGGCTGTACCCGCGCCAAATTGCATGGCCTGATTTTTCGCAGCTTGGTTTTGAGCTTCGGCTTGGTTGGCCGCAGAAGCCGTGAATCCGAGAGCCTGATTGCCGGCTGCCAAGTTTTCTGAGCCGGCTTGGTTCTGAGCGTTGGCTGTAAAACCAAGGGCTTGGTTGCTTTGGCCGGCGTTGAACTGGGCCAACTGGTTTGCAGCGTTGGCGTTGACCTGAGCTGAGTTGGCGAAGGTGGCCGCGTCTTGTGTGGCAATCGGGAGCGCTGCCGAGTAGACGGCCTTCTGGCCCTCTCCCAAGGCCATGCTTGAGTTGACCAAGCCGCGCGAGTTCATCTGAGCCAATGAGTTGGCACGAGCTTGCTGGAGCAGGGGCGAGTTGGCAGCAATCAGGCCGCCGATCTGTCCTTGAACTGTTTGGTTGTTGTCGACGTTCCAGTTGGTGCCAAGGGCCCCAGCCGCGTTGTATCCGGCCGCTGTTCGCGAACCCGCGTTGTAACCTTCGCCAGTCATGGTGCTGGCCGTGTATCCGAACGGGTTGGCGTCGGTAGCCTTGTAACCAGTTGCGCCAGACGTCGCCGCGGTGTATCCAGTGGCTTGAGGTGCGGCGATCGCGCTTGTAGCGTTGCCGAGCAGGGTTGCCCCTGTCGTGGTGTTTAAATCAAACGGGTTGTTTGCTGTTGCCATATTCGCTCCACAAATAGGAAAGCCGCACTAGGCGGCCTATTGCGGGCGCAGTGGCCCCGCAAAGATTTTACATTAAGAACAGGGCGCGTTCATCATTTCTGCGCTTTACCAGTCCGGGCAGGATTTTGCCCCCGCCCCTTGTGAATTTCAGAAACTCGTCCGCCGCTTCTTCGATCTCTCCGCGAAGAACCTTTTGACGGAGCGTTGATCGCTGAACTCCTCCCAGACCGAGATTAAAAGCAAAGCTGACGAGAGCATCAAACTGGCCTTGGGTAAGAGCCACAGGAAAAAGTTTGGCGACCCCAACTTCAAATCGGCGGAGATCAGCACCAAGGATTCCATCTATTTCTGCCTTTGAAAACGTGCGGTTATCTGCTGCCGCAAGTGGGAAAGCGTCTCTTTGATCCAAAGGTAAGCGACCTTGATCTGGGTAAAGGACATGACCTACTCCAATCGTAAAAAGACGCGCTGGGCATCGGTACGGTTTGAATCGAACACCCTCGTGGTGCTTGATCATCTCCATGCACCGTTGAGAGACTTTCATTTTTTGCCAAACGCTTGGCTGCCGAACCAAAAACTGATGATCAACGTCCAGATAGTTTGCGTCTCATCATCCCAAAGGTTATTCAGCATGATCTCAAAATCTACGGCGTGGTGCCATGCATAAGAAAATCCAGCCACCTCTACAAACACCAGCAGGAGGAACATGCCGTAAGTGATGTTGGGCCTTACGCCCGCCCGCAGATTGATCACCCACTGGCTGGCTCCCTGACCGATAGCTATGTCGTGCGCGTACAGTGCGCTTCGCTCGGCTGATGCGGCCTCAATCATCTGGCCTTCTACCCTGATCTCTTCCACCCGTTGCTGGGCTTCAAACCCTGCTTTGCGGAGTTCCAGTTCGCGCTCTGTTTGTAGTTGGGCCATTGCCATCTCATGCTTTTTGTCGGCCCGGTCTTGGAAAAAACCAAGCACCTTGGGCAAGCCGCCAGCAAGAAAACCAAATAGCGATGAGAGTAGGGTTAGCATCATTTGTCCTTTAGGTCAAAACTCAGGTTTGCATGGCGGGGGTACTGAACCACACGCTCACCCTCCGGGCATTTGTACTTGATCGTTGCCAGCAGTGTGGCTGTGCCGGGTGCAATCTTCTCTTTTCTCACCATCGTAAGCTGGTAT